GCGCTAATCTACGCCCGAATAGCGTGATTTTCTCACCGTTCTCGATCTAGTCCCCGCACTTAGATCTTGAACTCTGTGTTCATGAACATCATGAAACACAGATCTTTGAAGGTTTCTTCGCCTTCTTTTAGACTATATATCTCCCTGGCTATTGCTTCCATGCAGAACTCAGTTACTACCTTTGCTAATGGCTCTGATATCAGTCTCCTATAATACACGTCTCCTTTGAAGTCTACGACTTCTGTATTCACACCCAACTCCATAGCTTCGCCCAGTTGCTGTCTTGTCATCGGTTTTCCGCCAACTGTCATATAAGGTATCAATTCCTGGTACCTCATGAGTTTGCCAATTTTAAGATCGTGTTTTTCTATTGCCATGAATTCCACCATGAATTCCCAGGCCGACTCGTTGTTTCGAGGTTCCACAGCCGGCGCCTTGCCCACTATTTCTGTTCTGAACTTCAACACTTCTGTATAATCATACCTACTGTAAGCCTCGAATGAGCTTTTCGCTGTATCTATCACTTTCTTTTCATCTATGTCCACATCAATGTTCAAAGACCTCACTTCTCTGCAAAGCACTGACAACCAATCCCTAGTTGCCAATGTTCCCGGCACTTCTCTCGCTTCCCCAATCACCTTAGGCTCAGGCACCCTGTCCCTCAGTCTCCAGACCAGTCCCATGTTATCCGGTACTCCAAAGCCTCCGTCATCCGGATGGCCATGTATTACATAACCGGGCAAGTCTAACMACTCGCCGTCCTCGTTCACCTTGCACCAGTGACTAAGAGACAACACTGCCATTGTATTGCAGAAGTGTGCGTCCACCCCTCTTCTTTGTACCTTCGCAACTTGATCCAATATCGCTCCTACTCTCTCGGCTATCGGCACCTGTCCTGTTCCTTCCCACCTACCATTCACAAATGTTACTAGAGCCCTAATTGGACTAGCGTAAGCACCTGTCGATGTCACAGTGTTTCTAAAGAACTCACTTTTCATTGCAACCATCTGCTTTATGGAATTTGATTTGAAATTCATTTTCCTCATTATTGCCAACATCCTGTACCCATCGTCTGCTCTGTTCAACCCACCGTCGTGATCGTCGCCACCGCCATCTTTATATCGGTAGGCCTCCCTTCCGAACAATCTCTGAAAACTCATCTCTGCACATTGGGTGTACACCTCATTTAGCACAGTGTTGATGAAAGTTGTTCCTCTCCAACCCGAGTACAACCCTCTCCCTGCCTTATGCCTCTGCCCTTCAGGATCTATTATCACCATGTGGTGCATAGCCTCCGCTATCGCAGTCACAAATACACCATAATCCTCAGGTGCATAAACACTGCCCTCCAATTTCTTTATCACCCTCTCCATTTCCCAGGTTGAGTGGTACAGATTGAAGTTGGACCAGTCGAATAGCAATCTGGGAATTGCAGCCAGCTTTTGCTCGAAATATACCCAGTCATCATCAGGTGGTGCATTCAACCTCACCGACCCTATTTGAGCATCGGACTCCACAAAAAACAACACATATGAAAACACCAGGTAGTGCATCAGCGTGCCCGGTAAGAGGGCCCTTTTCTTGTGACCGTTTTCGTCCAACTTGGTAACAATCTTGGTCGCGTTGAACAATTCAAAGTCTGCACCCAATTCTGGTATGGCATGCATCACTTCGAACAGCGACTTCTTGTTGTGCCTGGCTGTCAGTTTGTCCACTATCTCGCCCACCTCATTGATTAAGTCTATTGTGTACTTCCGCATTGTGCTATCCAATTGTGTGAACACCGTACTCCCCTTTGTTAGCCAAGACCCTCTCCTTTCGTAGAAGTCAGCAAACGATCTCACTTCCGCATTCCACCTATTTCCCAGCCTAGAATACGCAAAAGATAGTGCTCTGTCGAAATCGACCATGTATTGTTCTTGTGTCCACATTTGTATATCATCGTTGTAAGACTTGTGGTCTGGCAATTCATATGCCCAAGTTCTATCCTCAATCTCCTGCTTCCAGTCCGCATCCTCCACTTCCTTCCCCAACATCTGGTCGAAGTACATCATTCTATGCCTTTCCTCTTCGCYCACTTTTTCTCCAAAGAAATAGTCTGATACTCTTATTAAATTGTGGAACTCTTTGAACACCTGTCCCCAGAATCTAAAGTTTACACACATTGCCTTCTTGATGAACTCTCTGAACTTTGAGAATCTACCTGCCCCTTGCCAGTAACACAATATTGCTGTCACAAAATTGTTTGGCTTGCCCACATGATGTGACGCTATCTCATAAGCCTCCTCATCGTCAAGCAGTTCCATGCCTTTCTGTAATCTACTCACTGTCATGTTCGCCCTCGTCAAGTTCTTTTCGTATTTGTATGGGAACACCTTCCCCAGATCATCCCTTGGGTCGAAGTTCTGAGGTGAGCCAATAGAAGCCCTCATGTTTGCGAAGAACTGTGACCACTCATTGTCTCTCACGCCGAATCCGTAAGAAGCAGGAATTTCTGGGTCCCTCATGAAGTAATCCATGCACTGTTTGGGCACCATCCCTGACCTATGCAGGTCCAACAATTCCACAACATTCATGTACTTTCGCTCCCCTTTCGTAACCCAATCAGGAACAGAAGGGCCGTAACCGTATCCCGGATATCGCAATGAGAATTTTAGCGGGCAAGCGCATGGTATTTCATTCACATTCAGAGTCTCTATCACCTTTGCTTCCATCATCTCAAATCCTCTCACCATCTTCTTTGTTTTCATCACTATGTTCGTGTTGCTCAGAAACTGGGCTCTGTTCTCAGCCATTAGCAGAGCACCTGCTCTATTCCCTCTTTCGACTTTCTGGTTATACACCATCTGATATGTCTTATCATCTAAGATGAACCCAGCCAGAGGCAGTGCCCCTATGCCCAACGCTATTACCTCACTCTGCACCATGATAACCGTGTCCTCCTTGAACTCCATCAGGTCCAGAGTTTCGTTCAACAACTCGAACCACACTTTGTTGTGCTCATCCCAGGTATCTTTCCCGTTGATAGCATCCAGCCTTAGGTCATTCAGGTACTCGTGTTCCGCTATTGTGCACAATCTGTCAACGTCGATAAATCCATACTTGTCACAAAGTTGAGTTTTACCAGAACCTGACGGCATAACGATCGCAAAGAAGTTATCTCTCCTCCTCTTTTCGTATCTTTCCATCGAAGACAGAACTTCAGCAGTAAAGTCTATCCTACCTTTGTCAGATCCAAAATACTGCACTCTCGCTTGTATATTTGCCGCTGCTTGCTCCACTTTCTTCTTTGAAGTTTGACTCATTCTAGTCATTCGTCCCGACATTTTGTTCAGAGTTGTTTAACGTGGCAACTTCACTAGGATAAAAACGAAAATATTAATTTCTATTTTTATCA